AAAATATAATATTTATATAAATAAATGAACTTTAATACGTATGTTATAAATCTTGATTCACAGAAGAAACGGTATGATGTTCAAGAAAAGAAACTTAATGAGGTTTCGATATATCCAATTCGTATCAATGGGTATAGATTTGAAGATATTGATAAGAGTGAATTACAAAAACATTTTGTTCGAACAACACCTTTATTAAAGCCTAGATCTGCTATTGGATGTACATATAGTCATATACAGGCACTTAAATATTTTTTAAAGAACGATACAAATGAATTTGCTCTTATATTAGAAGATGATGCATTTCCTTTATTTACTAACGTTGTTCACTTGGAAAATAAACTCGAAAATGTAGATTGGGACTATTTAAGTTTACATTGTGACGGTGTATGCCCAGAAGAGGGTGGTATTCCTTATTTATTATCTGGTTCGACCGCTGCATATTTTATTACACGAGACGGTGCAGAAAAAATAATAAACTATAAACATTCTTTTCATTATGATGTACAAACAACAACAATGAAAAAGCTAAATAAAAAAATAGATAGAAAAAATTCATTTTGGACAGATGAGGAATATAAAATGAGCGGTGAAATGAGTTCAAATAGATATAATAGACATTGTAACAAGGTATATGATAAAATTACAGAAAAAGTAGTGAATAGAGGTGAAAAAACCGCTTGTCACTACAAAGATTATCGCATGTTTCGAATACCTGTATTGGGTTACGAAGTATCTGTAGAAGATTTAGTATTGTCTTTATTGTGTATTTTAATCAGTTGTACAGCTTTTATCGGCGTAAAATACGTAAAAGATAGTAAAAAGTAACAGTGAACCCAATAAATAATTTTGTTTTTTGGGAAAGAGTGCGAGTAAAGTGATATTTATAAACAAAACGTGAATGTAAAAAAATTGTATATATTCTTTAGGTTGTCTCGATATTCTTTCTAAAGTAATACTTCCTGGATAAGAAATAAATATAGAATTTACACTTTCTTTTTTATCTAAAGGACTAAAATTCTTAAAAATTAATTCCTTATCGTCGACTTTTACGAAATCGTATTTTTTACATAAGGCATTCAAATTATATTGGTCATCTTGACACTTTGGTTTTAAACTTTCTTTTAATAAAATTGTAAGATGTTTAACATAACCCATATACATACCAACGTTTCCAATATTTTTATTATCACATTTAGGAAATCCAAATCCTACATCAAAAATATCGGGGTTTTTCGATACAAGTATTTTACAATTGTAACTCTCAAAAAGACTTTTAACGTTTGAAATATCTTTATTTATTTTTGTGTCGAACCCATCTAAAAAAACAATTATATCGTCGTCTTTTTTTGTTTCTATGTATTCCAAAACACCTTTGTATTTGTCCAAGAACCCATTCCATTTCTTACCCATACCAAGAACTTTTACTTTAACATTATGATCGTTATTTACAAGTTCTTCAAACATACCCGACGATTTATTTGCATAAGTTACTACTTCTATTGACATTATTGCTACAATATGTATATATTTTAATCAGTTGTACAACTTTTATCGGCATAAAACACGTAAAAGGTAGTAAAAAGTAACAGCGAACCCAATAAATAATTTTGTTTTTTTGGAAAGAGTGCAAGTAGAGTGATATTTATTAACAAAATATAAATGTAATAAAACTGTAAATATTCTTTAGGTTGTCTTGATATTCTTTGTAAATTGATACTTCCTGGAAAAGAAATAAATGACGTGTTTACACTTTCCCTTTTATCGAGTGGGGCGAAATTTTTAAAAATTAATTCCTTATCATCGATTTTTATGAAATCATATTTTTTACATAAAACATTCAAATTATATTGGTCATCTAGACATTTCATTTGTACAGACTCTTTTAATAAAATTGTAAGGTGTTTAACATAACCCATATACATACCAGCATTTGCTACGTCAGTATGTGTTTTTGCTTGGACCGCAAGAGGGTTTTTCGATACGAGTACTTTACACTCGTAACTTTCAAAAAGACTCTTAACGTTTGAAATATCTTTATTTATTTTTGTATCAAACCCATCTAAAAAAACAATTATATCATCGTCTTTTTTTGTTTCCATATATTTCAGTAAACCAATAGATTTATCAATGTATCCATTCCATTTATTACCCATACCAAGAACTTTTACTTTAACATTATGATCGTTATTTACAAGTTCTTCAAACATGCCGAACGATTTATTCGCATAAGTTACTACTTCTACTGACATTTACAATACAATTATATTTTAAATGGTTTTAAAGAAACAACTCTTAGATTAATAAAAAACATGGAAACACTTAGAATTAAACGATTAACTCTCGAAGCAACTTTACCGACGCGCGCATCCCCTGGATCTGTCGGATACGATTTGTATAGCATGGAAAACATGACGATCAACGCATGTGAACGTGGTATTGTAAGTACGGGTATTTGTGCAACGATCCCACATGGTGTGTATGGTCGTATTGCGCCTAGATCGGGTTTAAGTGTAAAACACGGTATTCAAACGGGTGCTGGTGTTATTGATCCGGATTATACGGGTGAATTGAAGGTTATCTTGTTTAATCACGGGAGTGAACCGTTCGAAATTAAACAAGGCGATAGAATCGCCCAACTCATTTTGGAAAAGTGTGAAACACCACTTATTGAGGAAGTTGATGAATTAAAAGAAACAAAACGTGGCGAACGAGGTTTTGGATCTTCGGGTAAGAACTAATTTAGTTACCAAATGCGATACCACCCATACCATTCTTAATCCTAAGAATGTTATAGTTGACCGCATACGCGCGAATCATTTCCCTGTTTACTCCTCCGTTTGTACCGCCATTAATATTTATCCTCGCATTATCGATTCTCGAAAAGTTCAAGGTACCCGTTGGTTGAGACTTGTTCATGGTAAGACAGAATGGCCATGTATATATTTCTTCCAAATCGACCGTGGTGTTAAGAATCGAACAGTGTCTCGATGGAACGACGTTTCTATGGTATTCGTGTGTCATATTTTCAAAGAGTGGGACACCGTTAATAAACATAGACGCATCCGTGAACGTGTACGGAGTACCATTGGGGAAGAAGGAAGATTTATTATTCGAAGCTATGTGAACGGCCTTTACTGGGTGATTAAAGTATGACAAATCAATTGACGTATCGGAACCAGACATTGGTTGGTGTTGTGTTTGTGTAATGAGAAGTTCGTGTTCACCGTTCGCAAAGAATTCACGTTCGTCTGTGTCAACATACACGTACGAACCGTATACCTTTGGTCTAGTACTACTACTTAAATCAAATGGACCATTTCTACATTTAATTCTAATTTCAACTTCGTGGTATTGAAGACCGACGAGTGGTAAAGATTTAGTCCAATCTTCACTAAAAAAGAATGGGATTATGTAACTCCCATTCGATGCATTATCACCACCGTCTCGGGTCGTCATGGCACACGACGCTTTCGCCGAAGATTCATTATACAAAGTATTGTGTACGGTATTAATGAAAAGTGTATCTAATTTAGTTACTTCTTGACCACCAATCCACAAAGAGAATTCAGTTGGTGAAGGCATCGGCAAAGCAGCCTCTACTCCAAACCCGGGAGACGATTTCGATTCTTGAAAAATAGAGTGATTATGATTTTTATTGTTAATATTGGCATTTTCAATCCACACGTAACTCAAAAGATCACCTTTAGATTTGATAGGGATGGAAACTTCGTTCCCCGAACCAAACGTCCCGATATAATCCATACGTTCTGGTTTTATAGAAAAGTTTGTGTGACGTTTATAGTTTTGTCTAAAAAAAGAGACTTGAGGATCGCCTGTGATATAGACGTCCTGGGCACCGACTGAGACGAGATCAATCAAAGCAGCTGACATATTTACTACTATACTATATTAAAAAAATCGGGCGTTAACGTAATAAGATAAAAATGGTCGTGTTTCAAGTACTGACCTGGGAAACACAAGACACTGAAGACGAACACTTGATTAGTATTTTTGGTAAAACAAACGAAGGTAAGTCTGTATGTGTTACGACCAGTTTTACACCATACTTCTTCGTAAAACTTCCGAAGAAAACATCACAAATGGATATTCGTAATTTATATACAAAGATTGATAAAACGTGCCCTGAATGTTTGGTAAGTTACGATATCGTTCAATCTAAAGATGTCTGGGGTTTCCAAAATAATGAAAAATTTATTTTTATGCAATTAAATTTTAAGAACCTTGCGGCACGACGTATGGTAAATGGTCGTTTGAAACGTACATTACCCGATGAATCCATGAAATATAAAGTATACGAATCAAACTTAGATCCTGTTCTGAGGTTAATGCACCGAACTAATATTCAATCCACTGGATGGATGGATTCGGGAGATATGTGTGTACGTTCACACTTAGCACGGGTTAATATAGATCTGTTCTGTAACGACTGGAAAACACTTAAACCGGTTGATATTCCAGAAACTGCACCTTTTGTAGTCGCGTCTGTGGATATTGAATGTAATAGTTCAACGGGTAAGTTTCCTGATGCAGACGTAAGAGGTGATGCATGTTTCCAGATTGCTGTATCACTTACATATTTTGGTTCTGACGTACCGTATGATAAAACATGTTTTTGTTATAAAAAAACAGATTCAGAATTAGACGGGTGTATAATTAAGAGTTACGACACTGAACGTGAAATGCTTATGGCATTCAAGGAGTACCTTATGGAAAAGGACATTGATATCATAACAGGTTGGAACATATTCGGCTTTGATTTAGAATATATAATGAAACGTGCGGTCATGACGGGGTGTGATCAGACATTCTATGAAATGAGTAAAATGAAAAACCATTCATGTGAACTTGTGTATAAGAAGCTGTCGTCGAGTGCACTTGGTGACAATGATCTTAAGATTTTACCGATGCCCGGACGGTTTATTTTCGATCTATTTCATGAAGTTAAAAAGGGGTATAAACTTGATTCATACAAACTTGATAACGTTTCGAAACTGTACCTCGGTGATAATAAAATTGATATGCCACCAAAAGAAATGTTTGCGCGTTTTGTCGAAGAAGACCCCGTAAAGTTACGCGAGGTTGCAGAATATTGTATTAAGGATACACTTTTACCTCACCGTTTGTTATCAAAATTATCTATACTTGTTAATTTATTAGAGATGGCTAAAGCGACGTGGGTTCCCCTCTGTTATTTAGTCGAAAGAGGACAACAAATCAAAGTGTTTAGTTTGTTAACAAAAAAGGCACGTGAAATGGGGTTTATGGTTCCAACTATATCATGGGGTCAATATTCTGCGGATGGGTATGAAGGTGCAACTGTTCTAGACGCACAGAAAGGCGCCTATTATAGACCAATAACAGCACTGGATTTTGAAGGTCTATATCCATCAATTATGATGGCACACAATTTATGTTATTCATCGATGGTTATGGATTCCAAATATGAAAATATACCTGGTGTAACATACGAAACATTTGGATTTTACAAATTTGCACAAGATGTTCCCAGTCTTTTACCAAGTATTCTTCTAGAACTAAAACAGTTTCGTAAACAAGCTAAAAAGGATATGGCACAATCGACTGGTGCTCTAAAAGAAATGTATAATGGTAAACAATTAGCGTATAAAGTGTCGATGAACTCTGTATATGGATTTACAGGTGCATCAAAAGGTATGTTACCATGTGTACAAATTGCCTCAACGGTAACTCTAAAAGGTCGGAGTATGATTGATGAAACAAAAGCGTATGTTGAAAAGAATTTTCCAGGATCAAAGGTAAGGTACGGTGACACGGATTCAGTTATGGTTGAATTTGATGTGGGAAACCGTACCGGGAAGGAAGCAATTGAATATAGTTGGGAAATAGGTGAACGTGCTGCTGAAGAATGTACTAAACTCTTCAAAGCACCGAATAACCTTGAACTTGAAAAGGTATATTGCCCGTATTTCTTATATTCAAAGAAACGATATGCGGCAAAACTTTGGACAAAGGGTAAAGATGGTAATATGAACATGGATTACATAGACGTCAAAGGACTTCAATTGGTACGAAGGGATAATACACCTCACATGCGTGAAGTATGTAAAGAACTTCTCGATGTTGTTTTAGAAAGTAGTGATACCGGCCCACCAAAAGAACTCGCTTTACAAAGGGCTATTGAACTTATTGAAGGTGATGTACCTAACGAAAAACTAATTTTGAGTCAGGGTTTATCAGATTCGTATAAATCAAAAGGGTTCGCGGTTTCTATTAATAGTCCCGATATTAAAGATATTAATCAAGCTCATGTTCAAGTTGTACGAAAAATGCGTGAAAGACAACCGGGCTCTGAACCACAATCAGGTGATCGTGTACCTTATATTCTTCTCGATACGGGTGATCCTAAAGCAAAGGCGTTTGAAAAGTCAGAAGATCCAAAATACGCAAAAGACAATAATTTAAAAGTTGATTATAATTATTATTTTATAAACAAGTTTCTAAACCCCGTATGTGATTTAATTGAACCACTCTTTGAAGATCCGAAAGAAGAGATATTTGGTGAACTTCTAACTCGTGTGAAACCAAAACGACGTCCAAAGAAAAAACTAGAGGCTGAAATTGAAGGACAGCCGAAAATAAGTGATATGTTCAAAACGCTTAAAAAATAGTGACGTATATAAAATATGTCATCCAGAAAATTAAAAACACTTTGGGATGAAGAGATAGAAACCGAAGTGTATAAGCGCATGGTTACGGAAATGCAAAAAATATCACTTAAATATTCTATAAATTTAAAATTGTTACTCGCGGATATACCAAACCCATTAAATTTTTGTAGAGGTTTTAAAAAGGATGGTTCTCCATGTACAGCAAAAGCTAAACTTAATGGAATGTGTGGGAGTCATATAGATCAACCTCAACTTAGAGGTCCAATAGAAATGGTTTCTAAAAATAATGAAGGTATACGTCATACACATAATTTATCTGAATGTATATTTAAACCGGGGTGTCCGGCATGTGAAGTATCAAGAAAGGGATTTAGAGAATTGCGTGGAATAATGTAATAATGAATAAATCAGCTATTCTACTAACATCGATCGATACATTTTATAATAACCCCGAGAATAGAGCTACACTTTTAGAAATTCTAAATAAAACTGGTGGTATTTCTCTACGAAACCTTGAATGGTTTATTACAAATTATTCAAAGAAAAACAATTTATCGTATAAGACAAACGATGGTAAAATATTTAGTGTACATTGTGCATATAAATCAAGTTTAGATGGATACAGTAAAAAACTTTTTGACCCATTCTGTCGTTCGTCTAAAATATCGTACACTGTTCCGGGTACATCCAATGAAATACATACGACTGTTGCACAGCTGAATTTCATAAGATGGTGTATAAAAAATAATATAATTGAGTATATTCACGATCATAAAAATGCTCTTTTTTCTAAACAAGTGTCATGATACCATTTTCAAAAATGAATGTTTGATATCCTACATAATATAAGTGTAGTGTATAGTCACTTGTAAGTCCTTGTTTCATATTTATATCTAAAACAGTTCTATTTGACTGTAACTGACTAAAATCCAACATTCCCGATGGTTCCACATTAATAGGATTCATCGAGAATGCATACGTATAAATGTTTCGCAAAGGTCTTGATAAACGACTTGAAAATGGAACAACATATTTAAAATATTTATGATCACTATCTTGAACATTTGGTACATCTTCACCATTTACAAATATTTTAGCACTTGCCATTGGTGGGTTATAAAATTCATTGTTAATAGAATATTCTACATTTGATGAAAAGTTGTATCTATTTGCAAATACGTTTGCAAGTAAAGTTGTACCACCTTCATGTGTATTTTCGTTTTCAAACGCGTTTTGTCTAAAAAACCAATTAAGTGTTTTTACCGGTGTTTTTGGAACAAGTTCAAGTTTTGCGTTTTGTACACCCACTGGTATGTCCAAAGTGGGGTGTTTTTTAACAATATCGGTAACGAGAACGTGTCTCTTATTTGTTATATAAGTACGTTCAATTGGTTCGAGTGTTATTTCTTCAGTGACTATATCAAAACTATTTACAGTAAGATTATCCACTGCATTTGTAAAAAAATATTGTTTATGAAATTCAAACTCAAATTGAAGTTTTTGTTTATGTATAGCACATATTGGAAAGTAGGGACGATTTGGTTTATTTGTTTCGTATTCATCACTTTCATACTTACGGGAAAAGAGTAAAGGTATAGGAATATAAACGCGTGATTTATTTTGAGCTAATATTTGATTACCAGATAATAAAGATGTATCTTCTGCATTATTTCTATTTAACGTGTACCTCTTTGTTCTCTTTTCGGATTCATCAAGATATAATTCATCATATATGATACCCCAATCACCGTGATATTTTTCAACGACGGTTTCATCGACGCGCATGGTTACAGATTTAAAAATGTGTCTCCCAATTTGATCCGCGTAATAACTATCAGAACCCGTTAAAGCGGGTAATTCAAACGTTACGTACATATTTGCTAAAAGATCACCCATATTTCTTGGGTTGTACATAACTTTTATAGTTTCACCAAAAGGCCAAGATGTTGAAGAACTATTTGGTTTATTAACGTTTAAACTTTTATGAAACTTTGTAAAATTAGCGTGTCTTTTAGGTTCATACTTAAAGATCGAATGAATAGGGTCATCTTCTAAAAGGTATGTATCTTGTTTACCAATTGCATTAAGTGATACTATAGAACCAGTATCTGGGCCGGATATATCACACATACTTACTACTTATTGTTTATATATTTTTAAATCCCTTTTCCACATATCGATATGAGACATCTGTTGTAATGTATCAAGTTCGATTCTCGATTTTGTTGTTTCTTCCCTGATACTTTGTATAGCTTCGAGTGTATACTGATACGTTTTGATATTCAAGAGATATTCGTATGAACCATCAATTTTATCGAATATATTTTCCATTTCGCGTTCGAGATCTATTCGTTTACGTCTGAAAACAATTAGTTTTTCATGAATAACCATATCAATAAATTTCGACATATTTTCAAGTTTTTTAGTTTTTTCTTTCAAGACACGTATGAGGTGTGCTTTTCTTTTTTTATATGTTTCTGACCGTATTTTAACAAAATCTGTGAGAATTTCTTCTGGACTTTCGTATTTATGAATACCTCTTGTTGGATGAAATAAGTGCATATTTGATACATGAAATGTCTTCTGAAGTTTAAAATCTTTTATGATATCATTACCTGTGTATCCTTCAATACTAAAATTAACATCATCCGTCGTACTGTTATTCACATAGTTCGTAATCTTTTTCTTTTCGATAAGGGTATCGAGATACTCTTTGTAGTCTTGTGTCCAACGCCCCGGTGGAAGTTCAGTTACTAATACATTTTTACCCGAAGATTTCCATACACCCTCTGTGATCCACAACCCATCTTCATTACTAAACACACGACCCGTGAATTTATCAAACCATGGTTTCATGGGAACAACAGTTTCACCCCTAATTATACGTTCAATATTGTGTTTAATATCTAACGGATTAAACGGTGGTATATATGAACTAAATCCTGTACCAATACCTTCAGTTCCATTTACCAAAACGGTCGGTAATATAGGAACATAATAGTCGGGTTCGATTTGTTTACCGTCGTCGTCAAGATAGTTTAATACTGGATCATCTTTGGGATCAAAAAGTATTCTCGCGTTTTTAGTCAATTTTGTAAATATATACCTCGTTTGACTCGCGTCTTTACCACCCATGAGACGTGTACCAAATTGACCACATGGTTCGAGTAAATTAATATTATTCGACCCCGTAAAATTATGTGCCAATTTTACAATTGTATCTGCCAAAGAGACTTCACCGTGGTGATACGATGTTTTTTCCGAAACGTATGCGGCTAATTGCGCAACCTTCATTTCAGATGTAAGATTCTTTGTGAAACACGCGTATAACACTTTTCTTTGGGATGGTTTTAAACCATCTGAAACGTGTGCAATCGACCTTTTCAAATCGGCAAGACTGAAATTTACAAGATCTTTATGAATAAAATCAGAAATACCGAGACGCTCAACGTTTCCATATGGTACTTCGAGTTCGGACGATTTCTTTTCTGTACTTTCAAGTAACCACGTTTTACGTAAGTCTGATTTTGTCTTGTCAAATGCAAGAACTATAGATTCATCCATTGAATTATCCGTATCAAATTGAACGGTAAGATCTTTTATTTTTTTAAAGTATTCGCGTGCTTCCGCAGACGTGGATGTACCGAGACCCTTATAATATTTAATTTTCCAACCTTGTTTACCGTTACCGTACCATTGCCTAAACGTTGAGTCTGTATAAAACGATTTCGTTTCTGAACCCTTAGACGCTTTTATGATAGGTGTAACCATACTTACAACAAACTTGAGTTTAAGTAAACTCGGCCAGAAATAATGAATCATGTTAAGAATAAGCCCCTTGATATGACTTCCATCGTTATCTGCATCGGTCATGATCATGAGTCTTCCGTATCTGAGTTCAGAAAGTGACGTATACACTTTCCCTTGCT